TTGTTCCTTTTTTACAATATTTTTCAACAAATTCAGCCGTTTTTCTAAAGCAAATACAACTTATAAAATCAGCCGTAGGTTGATTGTCTCTTTTGAATCTGCGGTCTACTGCAAGAGTAAATCTTGCTACTGCCATTGAATTTTCTCCTTGCGTATATCTGATTTCTGGGTCTCTTGTTAATCTGCCAATTAAAATTACTTTGTTAATAAGTCATTCCACCTTTCTTTTCTGTATGCATCTTAATCATAGGGTATCTTTCATTCTCTCTAATCTTCATTTAAATATTTTTCTTCATTTAAATATTTTTTTCTAATACTCAAAATATCTGACAAAGGAAGTTTCCCGCCTTTTGGAATAATCCTTTCAACCAGCAAATCCTCTTTTGGAAACTGATAATAAAAATCATTAGCATATTCTTTTGTGATTTTTCCAACAAGCACATCCATCAAAAGAACTAAAGCATTATCTTTAAATCGTTCCAATACCATTTCAGCTGTTTCGCTAGAAGAATAAGTAGCCATCAAAATATTGTCATCATTTCCAACAACACGGCAGTAAATAACCTCTTCCTGTCTCCAAACACAACACATATCGTATGGAACATCAATTGTTCCGTTTTGGCTTATAATTCTCATAATTATTCCTCGTTTTCTTTTAATCAATTTCCTCAATTTCAACAACAACTCTAGGGTTTGAAGCATCTACCATTGTATGAAACTCCGAATCAAGAACATCATCCCATCCGTCATTTCTAATCACTTTTGCTAACTGTAATGCGTCCAAAAATGATTTTTCAACCGCACTGCAAAGATTTCCTCTGTCGTGCCTTTTATCACTTGAAAATATCCAAAACACACAACGTATAGTCTTTTTAATTTTAACGCCTTTAAGAGTACGTTTAATGGCTTTCAAGCATATATCATCATTTGCTTTCTTTACTGGGTTGTGGTACTTTTTCAATCTTTGATTGTAAATTCTTCCACCAAGCAATTCATTCAACCCTTTAAGCGGAAACTTTTTCTTATTGTTTTTTATAGTTACGCGATAAGTCACTTTTTATCTCCTTTCGTTTCTTTATTTTCTTGTTTTTTTTCTTTTTCAGCTTCTTTCAAAAGTTCCGTTACCTGCGATGCAGTTTTTGGTTGTTCAAACCAATCGGAAACAACTGTCTCTTTCTGCTTTAATCCGTTGTAAATCCCGATATACTCCATCAATTCATCATCGTTGATACTCTCAACTGTATGATTAAGACGCTTTTCAAGCATTTCTTTAGTTACGCCAAGTTTAGCAAAACCAGTAATCATATTCTTTACCTTATCAATCAAAGGAATATCGTTTTGCCCGGCAATCGTTTTCTTACATTCCTTAATGCAATCCTCAACTAAATCTGGAGGAAGAATTGCAAGGATTCTACTTCTTAAACGTCTTGCACCATCATTGGCTGTCCTTTCGTAAATATCACGCTGACTAGTAAGTTTTCTGTTGCCCTGCTTTGTCTCCATTACGTGTTCAACAGTAAAGTTCTGGCTAGAAACTGTATTGTTTTCTAAGTCCCAACAATACGCCTGCATTTCGGACTTTCCTTTTTCATGGGACATTTCCTTGATTCCATATTCAAGATTGCCGTAGCATCGTGCCATTTCCTCTGCAAATCTGATTGTTACTCCTGTTACCGTCTGACCGCCACGTGGATAACTGAAAAACGCTTTGTCGGCAAAACCTTTTCGTTGACACGCTTCAATCGCACTTGCATATGATTTTGTGTAATCTCTTGGAAACTGTTTTGCCATAATCAATTTCCCCTGTGCTTCTGCAATAGCACGATTACTTTC